GTATCTTTATGAACGATTCACAGAACATATCAAAGACCAAGAACGCATTGTCATCTATGATCCGTCTAGTGGGTGGGGTGGTCGCATACTTGGTGCTATGGGTTGTCGGGATGATCGCCGGATTCACTATGTTGGGACTGACCCTAATCCTGATAATTTTTTCGACGATGGTGATGGCAGCAAGTATGAGTCTCTCGCTGATTTTTACAATACCAGAACTTATCGTGGAAATCCATTCTTTTCCGAAACGAATACTTTCCACCAATTCCAAGAAGGCTCAGAAGAAATTGGTAAGCACCCAGATTTCCAACAGTATCGAGGAAGCACGGACCTCATTTTTACTTCACCACCTTACTTCAACAGAGAGGCATATTCGGAGGACGAGAACCAATCTTACAAGAAGTATGGGTCGTCGTATGAATCATGGCGTGACGGGTTCCTCCGACCAACATTAGAAACATGTGTTGATTGGTTGAAGAATGACCGATATCTTCTTTGGAATGTGGCAGATGTATTGGTGAGTGGAAAATACTTACCAATCGAACAAGACAGTATTGACATCCTCGAATCATGTGGTATGATATATGAATACACATTGAAGATGGCATTGGAAGGAATGCCTGGGCAAAATAGGGTTGGTGAAGACGGAAAGCCTAAATGTAAAAATTTCTGTCAAGTCAACGGAAAATATTTAAAGTACGAACCAGTGTTCGTTTTCAGAAAACCATAAAGGAATAAAAATATGGCGTGTAAATGCGGAAAGAATAAGAATTGTAAGTGCAGTGAACTTCTATACATCACTAACCCAAACTGTGGTTGGTGTAAAAAAGCAGACCCAGTTGTAGAAGAAATGGTAAAGAATGGACACAAGATTACTACTCTTGACCTGACTAAACCAGAAGATGCAAAGAGAGCAAACGAAGTAAAAGCAAAGCACGGCGCACAGTGCGGGACTCCTCTCTTCATTGATGGTAAGAGTGGTAATATGGTATGTGGTTTCCGACAGGATGTTCTACAGGACTGGGCAGAAGGAAAAGATATTCCTGCCCCTCCACCTCGTCCACAACAACCTCAACAACAACAGCAACAGCAACAAGGTCCTCAGATGACTAAAGCAGAGTACATTTGGCTTGATGGAACCACACCAAAGAATATCAGAAGTAAAACCAGATTTCTTACCTTAGATAGAACTAAGATTTCAAATCCAGAACAATTGCTTCATAATATTCCTGAGTGGTCTTTTGATGGTTCAAGTACAAATCAAGCAGAAGGACAGGAAAGTGACCTTATGCTAAAACCTGTAAAGGTTGTTCCAAATACAACTGAAAGAGCAAGAACTCCATCCTTTGTTGTTTTGTGTGAAGTTATGAATCCAGATGGAACACCACACGAGTCTAATACTAGAGCAAAATTAGTAAATTCTATCAAAGAGAATGATATGGATGACATGATTTTTGCTATGGAGCAAGAATACACAATTGTGGATAAAGTTACAGGAAAGCCTTTTGGTTGGAGTGAACACGAAGAAGGAACACCACCCCCACAAGGAAAATATTATTGTGGAACAGGAGCAGACACAGTTCAAGGTAGAGATTTGTCAGATGCACATGCAATGGCATGTATTTCCGCAGGTATTCCTTTCTTCGGAACCAATGCAGAAGTTATGCTTTCTCAATGGGAATATCAGACAGCACCTACAGAAGCACTAAATTCAGCAGATGGTGTGTGGATTTCTAGATTTTTCCTTCAAAGGATAGCAGAACGGATGGATATTGCAATTTCATACCATCCAAAGCCCGTAGAAGGAGAATGGAACGGTTCTGGAGCGCATATTAACTTTTCCACTAAGTTTATGAGAGAACATTCAGACATGGCATATATGAATTTAATCTGTGCTAGTATGGAGAATTATCATAAAGATGCAATTTCTTCTTATGGTGTAGACAATGAAAAGAGACTTACTGGTGATTATGAAACCTCACCTATTGGTAAGTATTCTTGGGGAGAAATGGACCGTGGTTCTTCTATTAGGATTCCACTATCTACTATCAACAATGATGGTGTGGGTTATTTGGAAGATAGACGCCCCGCTGCGAATGTTGACCCTTATGAAGCATACAGTCACTTGATTGTCACTACTTCTTGTATTAACGAAGAATTGCTAATCGCTACATAATTTGATATTTTGGAGAAAATTGTGCCTAGAAAAAAGAAAACTAAGAGAGAAAATATTTCTGGTCTTTCAGAAAAGACTAATATGTCTTATGAGAAATATTTGAAGATGGCTTTGTCTATGCTCTCTCCTCATCTTACAGTGAGGACATATAAACTTGCACCCAAAACTGAGTATCCAATGTTTGAGAGAGGAAGAGACCTCCGTGTTCAGATTTATTGGAAGAAAGAATCAAAGCACGAGTTTATCACCGAACAATCATTTTGGTATCAGTCCAATACCAACAAAGAAGATAGAGAATATATGCGTGGTTGGGCTGACTTTAAAATTAAAATGTTTAAAGATGCTTTGATTCAAAAGAAACCAAAAAAGAAGGCAACCAAAAAGGTAACTCGAAAGAAGAAAACCAAAGTTGGTTCCACTCAAGATGCATTTGAGAAGATGAAAACAAAATGAGTAACTTTAGTATTACAAATTTTGTTGGAGACTTTGAACCCAAAGACAGATTGGGAAATGCAAGAATATATAATGAAGGCGATGTCGTATTGTTTAACGGTAAACAATATGTTGCTACTCGACAAACATCGGGATTCTCTCCTCTTCATGGTGAGAAGAGAGGATGGAAAGTGATGCAGTCGAAAGGAACTATGACATTTACAAACAGTGAAACAGAACCAGAAATCGCTAACGAAGGCGACCACTGGTTCGACTCTTCTAGTGGTAAATTATATATTTACATAGAAGATAAAGATACGAAACAATGGATAGAATTGTGATTTTACTCGACAACAACCAATTAGTTATAGCAAATTTATTTCAATCATTAAAGTATGACCCTAATATCGATGAGGATATGGTGAGAACTTTAATGTTAAACACCTATAGAATGTATAGGTCAAAGTTTCGTGATAAGTACGGAGAGATTGTAATTTGTCACGATGGTGGGAAATACTGGAGGAAAGATATTTTCCCTCAGTATAAAGCAAATCGAAAAAAGACCATGAAAGAGTCTGATGTTGATTGGGATAGAATTCATGAAGTAATGAACATGATTCACCAAGAAGTAGTTGCTAACTTCCCTTACAAGAACATCAAGATTAGGTCAGTGGAAGCAGATGATATCATTGCAGTTTTGTGTAAGAAATATCATATGGATGAGAATATTTTAATTGTCTCAAATGATAAAGATTTCCAACAACTGCAAAGATATGAAAATGTATCTCAGTACAGTCCAACAAAGAAACAGTTTTTGAAATGTGAAGACCCAGAGGATTTTTTGACCTATCATATATTGAAAGGTGATTCTTCTGATGGTATTCCAAACATTCTTTCAGATGATGATGTTTTTGTTGACCCAGATAAGAGACAAAAACCTTGTGGTGATAAAAGAATTTCTCAAATGAAAGAGAACCTCTCCGAATGGACATCAACAGAAAACTGGGAAAGAAATCAAGTGTTGATTGACTTTAATATGATTCCAGATGTTATTAAGGAAAGAATTCTGGATGAATATAAGAAAGAACCTATTGCAGACAGAAGTAATATTCTAAATTACTTTATCGATAAGAAACTAAAAAATTTAATGGTCAATATAGAGGAGTTTTGAAGTGGCCAACAATAGAAAGAATAAGAAAGTTAAGCGTTCATATAATGAATACGAAGATTACCAAGATATGAATAAAGGTGGTAATAGAAAACAACAAAGAAAGAACCAAAGGCGAAACGAAAAGAAGTATCTCAATGATGTTGTTAGAGGTGATGTTGACCCCGATGATTATCAAGATTATATGGAAGCAGGCTGGTAAAACACTTGCATCGAATTGAATATAGTGTATAATGATTACACTGTCTAGTTTATGGAGATTACATTATGACAACACAAACCGCTATTGCTCTATCACAGAGAACTCTTGATATTCTAAAGAACTTCTCTACAATCAACTCTAATATTCTTGTGAAGCCTGGTAACAAACTCGTTACTATTTCACCCGTAAAGAATGTTATGTCAGAGGCGATTGTAGAAGAAGACTTTGATGTTGAGTTTGGTATCTGGGATTTGAGTAAATTTCTAGGAACAGTTTCACTGTTCGCCAAACCAGAGTTCGAGTTTCACGACAAGCATGTTGTGATTCGTGACGAGAAGAAGAAGTCAGAAGTTACATATCATTACTCTGAACCTCGTCTTCTCACAACCGTGAACAAGGAAATCAACATGCCAGAGTCTGTGGTTGATTGTACAATCACACAGAATATTCTGAATGATATTCTAAAGGCATCTTCTGTATTGCAAGTCAATGATATTGCAATTCGTTCTAACGGTGACTCACTTGAGATTGTTGCACTTGATAAAGCAGATGCTACATCAAACAACTACTCTATCGAACTTGGAGACCTTCCAAGTCACGATGACTTTACTTTCTACTTCAAGGCAGAAAATCTTAAGATGTTGCCTGGAGATTATGATGTTAAGATTACCGACAAGGTGATTAGTCAGTTTAAGAAAGTAAACGATGAGTTGACATATTGGATTGCTCTCGAATCAGATTCCCAATACGGAGGTTGATTCGTGAATACATTAGTGACAGGTGGCAGTGGACTTGTAGGTTCCGCAATTGAATCTAATTTTAAACCTTCAAGTAAACAATTAAACTTGATGCATGTGGAAGATATCATCAGATATATCACATTAAACAAAATTGATTCAATCATACATTGTGCCGCAAAGGTTGGAGGTATTAAAGCAAACTCCGACCATCTTGGAGAATTCTTCTACAAGAATGTCATTATGAATGCCAACCTTCTTCATGCCGCTCACGAGGTTGGTGTGAAGAAGGTTGTGTCATTCATGTCTACTTGTGTTTTTCCTGATGATGTGGAGTATCCACTTACACCATGTCAGATTCACATGGGAGAACCCCACCCATCTAACTATGCGTATGCGTATGCAAAGAGAATGTTAGAAGTTCAGAGTAGAGCATACAGAGACCAGTACGGTAGTAATTTCGTTACCGTGATTCCCTGTAATATCTACGGTCCAAACGATAATTTTAATTTGGATTCTGGACATGTGATTCCCTCTCTCATTCATAAATGTTATTTAGCAAAACAGAACAATACAGATTTTGAGATTTGGGGAACAGGTCAAGCATATCGTGAATTTATTTACTCAAAGGATGTTGCATATATAGCACAGTGGATTCTTGAAAATTATAATGAGTATGAACCCATTATCATCTCTCCAGATGAAGAAATTTCTATTGCAACAATTGCACAGGAGATTGCATGGAGAATGGGTTTTGAAGGGAATATTGTTTATAATGGAATGCGAGATGGACAATTGAGAAAACCATCAAACAACATGACACTTAAGCACCTAGTACCTGATTATAAATTTGTTCCTATTGAGGAAGGTTTACAGAAAAGTATTGATTGGTTTATTGAAAATTATGAGAAGGCGAGAAAATGAAAAGAGCATTAATTACAGGAATTAACGGACAGGATGGTTCTTATCTTGCAGAATTTCTTTTAGAGAAGGGGTACGAAGTTTACGGTATTCTTAAAAGAAATTCAGTCGCAGAGAATCAGACTGCAAGACTAGATGATGTGTTTGATAAATTGCACCTTTACTATGGTGATTTGACAGACCTTTCTTCTTTGATTACGATTCTTCAGAAAGCACAACCACATGAAGTTTATAATCTTGCGGCACAATCACATGTTCGTATTAGTTTTGATGTGCCAATTTATACTGCAAGTGCGACTGGACTTGGGGTGTTGAATGTCTTTGAGGCTTGTCGGTTGGTTTGTCCCGATGCAAGAATTTATCAAGCATCATCTTCTGAAATGTTCGGAAACTGTATCGACGATGATGGGTATCAAAGAGAAACTACGCCAATGAGACCAGTGAGTCCATATGGTTGTGCAAAGGTTTTTGGATATAACATCGCACGAAACTATCGACATTCATATGACATGTTCATTTCAAATGGTATTCTGTTCAATCATGAATCGCCTCGTCGTGGTTCTAACTTTGTAACAAGCAAGGTAGTGAAAGGTGCATGTGCAATTAAAATGTGTGTACAAGAAAAGTTGTCACTTGGTAATCTAGAAGCAAGTAGAGATTGGGGACATGCAAAAGATTATGTTGAAGCAATGTGGATGATTCTTCAACATGACAAATCAGATGATTATGTGTGTTCTACTGGCATTTCTCATACTGTTCGTGATTTATGTGAATATGCATTTAAGGCACTTGATTTAGACTACAAAGATTATATAATGATGGATGAGAAGTATCTTCGTCCTGAAGAGTTGGAAGACTTGAAAGGCGATTCAACAAAACTCCGTGAGGAGTTGGGTTGGGAACCAAGATATTCATTTGAAGAAATGATTGATGAAATGATTGTGAATGAACTTATGAACACCTATGGAGTCTCATTAGAGGATATAGTATGAATGATGTGAAAGAATATCTTTGGGTAGAGAAGTATCGCCCAAAGACAATTGATGAGTGTATTCTACCAGAATCTATCAAATCTACTTTTCGTAGTATGGTTGAGTCTGGTGAATCACAAAATCTTCTCTTGTCGGGGAGTGCGGGTTGCGGTAAAACAACTATTGCAAAAGCCCTTTGTAATGAGTTGGACACCGACAACATTATTATTAACTGTTCTGAAGACGGTAACATCGATACCCTCAGAACGAAAATTCGTAATTTCGCTAGTACAGTTTCATTGTCTGGTGCAAAGAAGATTGTGATTCTCGATGAGTTTGATTATTCAAACGCACAATCTACCCAACCCGCACTCCGCGGCTTCATTGAGGAGTTTAGCAACAACTGTCGGTTTATTCTGACATGTAATTTTAAGAATCGTATTATCGAACCTCTTCATTCTCGATGCACATCAATAAATTTCTCTGTTCCCAAGAAAGAGAAACCAAAGATGGCATCGCAGTTCATGGAGAGAGTTAAGTATGTTCTTGACAAGGAAGGAATTCCATACGAAGAAAAGGTTGTTGCTGAATTGATTATGAAGCATTTCCCTGATTTTCGTCGAGTTCTGAACGAACTGCAAAGATATTCTATCGCAGGTTCGATTGATGTCGGAATCCTGACTCAAATTGGAGAGATACATATTAAGGACTTGGTGGAGCATATGAAGAGTAAAGACTTCACCAGTGCAAGAAAGTGGGCTGTTGATAATTTGGACAATTCACCGTCCGAGTTGTTCCGAAAGGTTTATGATGGATTATATGACCATTTAACACCATCCTCTATTCCTCAAGCAGTATTGATTCTTGCAGAATATCAGTATAAGTCTGCATTCGTTGCGGACCAAGAAATTAATCTAGTGGCGTGTATCGTCGAACTTATGATGGGATGTGAATTTAAATGAGTAAAGTATTAGCACAGGGTGATTATATCATCGTTGAAAAAATTGATTATGAAAAAGAACAAACCACAGAAAGTGGTATTATCATTAAAGCAAGTCAGGTTCTTGATAGTTCTTTTGCTGAAGCAAAGATTCTCTCTATGGGACCTGGAGTTCCAGATGCACTTGGACAGATTGCTCCGATTAAATATGAAATAGGAGATTCTATTCTTTATGATGCTAGGAGTCGGATTGGACTCCATGCTGATTTTGATGTCATTAAGAGAGAACATGTAATCGCAGTGGTATATGATGAAACTGACTGAGTATCTTAACGCTATCAATTATACGAAAGAACCCCTCATGGATACAGAAGATGAGCAGGTAGAGAAGCAGTACGCTCCATTTGTTGTGAACCGTTGCTTCTCTTATTTTATTGACACTGTTCTTCATGCAAATCAGATGAATCAGTTTTCTTCTACAGACAAGAAAATGCAATTTGATTATTATCAAGGTGCCATTCGTAAGAGAAAACGATTCAGTAAGTGGCTAAAGAATGAAATGAGTGATGATTTTTCTGTGGTGAAAGAGTACTATGGATATAGTAATTCCAAGACCAAAGAAGTAATGAATTTATTGTCCTCAGAAGATATAGAAGAAATGAGAGTATACCTAACTGGCGGTGGTATAAAGTGAGAATTCCATACATATTATGAATTATGTTGAATTAAGGAAATAATTATGGAAGAACATGAAGATATTTTTAAGGGGCTGGGTGTTGAGATAAAACTCAAATCAGAAGATGATTTTTTGAAAATAAAAGAGACTCTTACTCGAATTGGTATTTCGTCCAGAAAAGAAAAGAAACTTTATCAGTCCTGTCATATCCTCCACAAAAGAGGAAGATATGCCATTATGCATTTTAAAGAACTGTTTGAGTTGGACGGACTTGAATCAAATTCATCCGAGAATGATATTGCAAGAAGAAACACAATCACAAATCTATTGGAGGAGTGGGGACTTCTCACAGTAATAGAGCCATTTGAAGAAGACGAACCAATGGTAAATATGAGACAAATTAAGATTTTGTCTTATAAGGATAAAGATGATTGGGAATTAGTACCTAAATATCATATAGGAAACAGTTAATTATGGATTTATATTATGAACACACTTTTGATAAGTTTCTATAGTGACATAGAAGACAGAACTTATTATAGCGACCATGCTAAAAGGTTGATTTCAGAGTGCGAATCTCTAGAAATCCCTCATGACATTAGGCACAAAGAGTCTCTTGGAAGTTATCAATTAAACTGTTTGAGCAAACCACAATACATCTTGAATATGCTTGAAGGATTAAATAGACCAGTTTTGTGGATGGATATTGACAGTAAAATTCATAAACCATTGGATATATTTGACCAGTTTGAAGAAGATGTGGATATGGTTCTTGCTACAGCAAATGGAATGTTGTCTGGAATCAAAGCATCTCCTTTGTATTTTGGAAACACAGAGAATGCAAAGAACTTCATTCGAGCATGGATAGCCGCTGGTAAGGATATTCTAGAAAATGATAAGGGTGTTTTTGACCATGAACCATTGTTTCCATTGGTTGAACACTTTAATAAAATGATAAACATGAGATTTGTAGGTCCAGAGTATTGTATTTGGCCTGGTCATACAAACGAAAATACATGTGTTACAATGGGACTTGCAGATGCAGAAACAAAGAAGGAAGCATTGCGAAGTCTTGGAATGGATGAGTCTTTAATAGAATGGCAATCACCGGGGAATAAATTATGAAAAACTGGGATGTAATAGGCGCTCCATTCTCACAAGGTCAATCTTCGTGTTCCAACAAAAAACCAAAAATGTTTAGTTGGGATGGTGTTGAATTAGATGTAGAGATTTGGATTGATGCTTACATAGAACAAGGTTTAATCACTCCTAAAAGAAGAGGAAAGAAGTACGCTTGGATATGTGAATCTCGTTCTATTGTTCCTTTTCTTTCAAATCTATACAGTTTCAATGATGATGGAACAATGAGAGTAAATGGAATTACTCCAGTTCTTCATGATATGTTAGAAAAATTCGATGCTATTTTTACATGCGATAAAGATTTGGTAAACCTTCATGATAAGATTCATTTCTGTTATGCAGGAAGTATTCTTCCTTGGATTCATGGTAGAGATAAGGGTATGCATGGAAAATCATTATTTTGTTCTATGATTTCTTCCAATAAAGTGATGTGTCATGGTCATAAAGTAAGACATGAAGTGTTTCATAGAATCAAGGATGAGTTTGGAGAACCATCTGAAGATAACCCAAATCCAGCAGTTACAATCTTTGGAGGGATTACTGGAGAACCGTTTGGTATGGAATCAGGATGTCATTTAGACAATAATATTCCATGGCACAACAAAATAGATGGAATTCAAGATTTTTATTACAGTATTATAATGGAGAACGACAGATATCCTGGCTACTTTACAGAAAAACTCACCGATTGTTTTGCTACAGCAACAGTTCCTATTTACTGGGGAGCGCCAGATATTGGTGATTATTTTGACATTAACGGTATAATTCAAGTAAATAGTGTTCAGGAAATTATAGATGTTCTTCGTAATTTGAATGAAACACAAAATGCAAGTAGAGACTATATGAGTCGTATGGATGCTATTAAACATAATTTTCATAAAGTAGGATTTTTAGAATCTCCTGATGATATGCTTTATAGAAAAATTTTAAATATGGAGTCACCGTTGGCGTGAAGTATATAACATTTACAACAAAAGGTTCATCCGAGATATGCGAGAATTTTCTTCTAAGCACCAGAAATGTTGGTATAGAAGAGGATATTGTAGTTTATTGTCTGGATAAAGAATCCTTTGAAAAGATTGATTCAAAATATAAATGTGAAACTATACTTTTTGAATTGGATGTTGATTCTAATTTTCAAGAATATGGCAAGGACGGATTTAGAAGAATTACAGAATCCAAAATTCAAATTATATTAAATGCTCTTCAGGAGAATGAATCTTTGGTGTATACTGATTGTGATGTTGTTTTTCAGAAGAACCCTACTCCACTAGTAGAATCAGCAGATGAGTTGATTAGTAGAGATTATGATGTGGATATTTATTTTGCAAGCGATGCTCCATTCATGAATATATGTACAGGGTTTATGTACATCAAAAATAATGAAAAGGTACATTCTCTGTTTAAGAAGTATTTTGAATTGAGTAAGTTGTACGAACAAAACGATAGCAGACACATGTACGACCAAGAAATAATCAATCAAATATTGAATGAGAATATTTTAGAAGAAAGAATAATGTGGTCAGTTTATCCTACAACATTTGTCAAGAATGGTCATCAGTATTGGAACGAACCAGAAAAAAGAACAGGAAGTGAAGCAGTTGTTCATGTTAATTTTACAATCGGTGAAGAAAACAAGATAAATAGATTGAAGGAAGCGAATCTTTGGTATGTACAAGAAGAGGTTAAATTATGAGTAAAACTCCAGCAACATCGTTACACGCACATTATTTGTTTGAAAATAATGTTTTGAATTTTGATAGAGTAGTGGAAATTCATGTCTGTCGTTTTGGACCTAATATGGAAAAGATTAGTCCAGATATAGTTCCAAATTATCCTTTCTATCAAGTACACTTTGTAAATCCAGATTCCTATAAGGTGTATTTGAATTCTAATGAGGCAGTAACTTCTCCAAACAGAGAATATGTTTCTGCTATTATTGCAAATCATAAACAATATGATTTAATCCTGACTGCGGACCAAGAAGTTGTAGATAACTGCCCTAATGCTAAGTTATTTCCATATGGATCAACATGGTTGAATAGGGGACACATTGACCATCCAGATGGACTGGGAAAATTTGACGAGGAATATGTAAAGGAATTTTGTGAAGATAAGGAATTTGAAGTAAGTTTCTTGGTAACAAGCCACTATAAAACTCTCGATGGATATGAACTGAGAAGAAATATTTGGGTTCAAAAGAGTTGGATACAAATCCCTACAAAATTTTACAATAGCACAAGATTCCCTGCACCAGATGATAAATCGGAATTTTTACCCGATGATGATAAACGACATTTGTTCAAAAGTCAATATTCTATTGCGATTGAAAATGCTTCTGTGAAGAATTATTTCACAGAGAAGTTGATTGATTGTTTGATAACAAAAACTGTGCCTATTTATTTTGGATGTCCAAACATCGGTGACTTTTTTGATACTAGAGGTATGATAATAATTGAAGATCCAAACGACATCGATAAAATCATAAAAAATATCAATGATTTGACACCAGAAACATATGAACAGATGTTACCATACATTGAAGAAAATTATAACAGAGCAAAAGAATATGCCAGAAGTTATGCTGAAAGGGTAAAAGAAATGATTGAAGAGTCTATAAAAGAAACAGAATCTGCCCCAAAGTTATTGACTATTGGGATATTAACATTAGATAATGATGAGGAACGAAAAGTTTCATTGAATCGACTCTTATCTTTTTTGAATATGTACACAACTGATGAAAATAGAAGCAAAATTGAAATTATAGTAAATCCTGATGACGGAACAAAAAGTGTAGGTTCAAAGAGAAATGAAATCTTAGAAAGAGCAACTGGTGATTTTGTTTGTTTCATTGATGATGATGACATGGTTGATGAAGAATATACTACACTGATTATCAAGGCAATTGAAGAAAATGAAAATATAGATTCTATTGGATTTTCTGGGATGTATTACCATAATGGCAATGAAGCAATGATTTTCAAACACGCAAATCAATATGGAGGTCATTATAGAGATAAGCAAAACATTCAATATAGACCGTGTAATCATCTAAATCCAGTAAGAACTAATTTTGCAAGAATGATAAAATTCCCAGAACAAGACTTCGGTGAGGACAGTGATTATTGTGACAGATTACTCGAATCAAAATTGATTAGAAGTGAGTTTATCATTGAGAATAAAATAATGTATCATTACTATTGGAGTGATGAGGGAAGTAAAACACACCAACATTTATTGAATAATAGAAAGTAAATTATGAAAAAAGAACCAAAAGTAATAGCATTAGTACCATTTAAAAACGAAGCACATTTTTTACCAACATTTTTCCATAATGTATTGCCTGTAGTAGATAGAGTGATTGCAATCGATGATGGTTCCACTGATAACTCTATTCAAGTAATAGACGCCATCAGGGATAGCAGAGCAGGTTGGGGTAAAATTGATGTTTACAAGGGCGAGGATATTGTCGGAGAACAAAGAGCAGGATGGCCTGAAATTCCCAATAGAATAAAATTATTTAATCTAGCAAGGGATCATGGGGGTACTCATTTTGTTTGTTTAGATGCAGATGAAACATTCACAAACAATTTCGTGAATAACGGAAGAAGTCTAATTGAAATGTTATCACCAGGCGAAAGGATTTCTTTAAGGTGGTTATCTATGTGGGGTTCTACGACTGCTATTCGGGAAGATTCATCTATATGGACAAACAATTATGGAGTATTCATCGAAGCGGATGACGGAAAATCTTTATACAACCAAACAAATGATGGTTCTGGAATGCACACACCCCGATGTATATCAGAAGGACCTGTTCATAAATTCACCATTCATCAAGGTGCAGTTTTACATTATCAGTTTTCATATCTAAATACATTTTATTTAAAACAAGCATGGTATCGTTGTAGTGAATTAATCATAAGAGGAAAAGGTGCCGCTGGAGATATTAACACAAAATATGCGGGGGGTTTAGACTCTTCCGCTAGAATGAGACCTTTACCCGACGAATGGGTAAATGGAATACCTACACCAGACTTTCCTAATTACGACCCAGAATGGAAATATGAAAATTATATCAGAGGAGATTATCTTGACATCATTCTTGGTTGGATGGATGAACACGGATGTGAATATTTTGAAGAATTGAACATTTGGTATATTCCTCAATTGTATCAGAGATTTGTAGAGAAAGTCGGTAGAGATCCTATTCCACTTGAAGTTCAAGTTCCTCAAAACGACGGACAGGGACATTTTAGTGAAGCATTTTAGAAAGGTAATTAGTTTTAGCATATGGGGAAACTTGCCATTTTATTGCGAAGGAGCAATTCAAAATGCGTTCATTGCAAAAAACATTTATCCTGATTGGGAGACTAGATTTTATGTGAAAGATGTTCCAGAAGATATAAAGGAAAGATTGAAATCTTTAGGCTCTACAGTAATAGAAATGCAAGAAGAGAATTTAGGAACATATGGAATGTTTTGGAGATTCTACCCTATAGATGATGAGGATGTTGAATTCATGATTTCTAGAGATGTTGATTCTCGACTGAGTGCGAGAGAAAAACATGCAGTCGATGAGTGGATTGCATCTGGAAAATCTTTTCATGTGATGAGAGACCATCCTTATCATAATTTACCAGTTCAAGGAGGAATGTGGGGTATAAGGAAGACGGATGATTCCGTGAACTTTGATATAAAGAACAAGATAAAGAAATGGTTCAGTGAAAATCCTAATGTTATATCGGAGGGAATCCAGAAGAGTAGCGACCAGAAATTTCTAGAAAGTTTTTATTTTCCATTTTTATATTCCAATGATTATTTTGTACACGACCAGTATCCATATTTGAATAGTATGTCTGGTGTTGATGTTAGACAGACATCTGGGAACAACAGAGAAATTAGCAGTGGGTTTCCAACAAGAAGAATTAACGGAGATGATTTTGTAGGACAGGTGTATGATGAAAACAATGTACCTGATAAAAATGCTAGTGACCATGTAAGGTCGTTTGATAGGTCTATTTCTATAGTTTGTTCTCTACCAGAATATGAGATTGAACCAGAAATAAAATCCATGATGGGTTATGATAAATATAACAGTTCACTTACTGGTTATTTGAGAGATTGATATGAAAAAAGTGATTAGTTTTAGTTTGTGGGGAGATAAACCATTTTACAATGTTGGTGCATTGAGAAATGTAGAATTGGCAAAACAACACTTTGAAGGTTGGGTTTGTAGATTTTATATTGGAACTTCAACACCAAAAGATACAATTCAGAAATTAGAATCCCATGATAATGTTGAAGTTGTTGCAATGAATGATGAGGGTTGGAATGGAATGTTTTGGAGATTTTATGCAATATCCGACCCAGATGTTGATGTTATGATTTCTAGAGATGTTGATTCAAGATTGAGCAACAGAGACTCTTGTGCAGTAAATGAATGGATAGAAAGTGGAAAGAAACTTCACATAATGAGAGATCACCCGATGCATGGAGAGCCTATGATGGGTGGTATGTGGGGATGTAGAACGAAAGAGATTGCTTTTGAGAACATTAAAGAAACTATTCATAATTGGCTAAAAGAAGAACGAATTAATCTTGAAGGATTTCATGGAGTAGATCAAAAGTTTCTGAGAAGATTTTTATACGAACCTCTATACAAAGAAGCATTTATTCATGATAGTTTCCCAATTTATAATTCTTGGTCTGGAAGGTTTGAAGTTAGACTAACAGAAAGAAAAGAACATAATACAGGATTTCCAACCAAAAGAATAGATTGGAATGACTTTATTGGTCAGGTATATGATGAAAACGATGTTCCGAATATTACTTCTTCGGAATTTTTAAAACAAAGGGACGAGTGCATTTATATGGATGCTCCAGTAAGGAAATAACATGAAAAAAGTGATTAGTTTTAGTTTGTGGGGAGAAGATGCACGATATGTCATAGGTGCAGTTATAAATGCAGACATTGCGAAAGAAGAATGGCAAGATTGGACTTGTCGTTTTTATGTTGCACCCACCGTTCCTTCTGGTATAATAGAAGAACTAGAATCAAGAGATAATGTTGAAGTCGTTCATATGGACGAAGATGAATCATGGAATGGAATGTTTTGGAGATTTTATTCAGCATCAGACGAGAGTGTAGATATTTCTATATTCAGAGATGCAGATTCTCGATTACATATTAGAGATAAAGCCGCAGTGGATGAATGGATTGCAAGTGATAAAGATGTTCATATCATGAGAGATAATTGCCAACATGGTTGGACAATTTGTGGAGGTTTGTGGGGAGTAAAGAAAGGTTTCTTACCAAACTTGAAACACATGATAGAAGATAATGAACTTTTAAAAAATGAAAAATTCAATAAACATGGAGTTGACCAAATATTTTTACAATACAGTGTTTATCCACTTGCAAAGGAAAGAGCGTTTGTTCATGATGATTGGTTTGATGGATTTAGTGGAGAAGAAAAACACCCCTTTCCAATTCCTAGGCTAAGGGGAGAAGGTTGGTGGAATCAAGAAATTCCAGAATGGCATTCTGCAAAAGAAAAACAAACTTGTAGTGATGAAACTTGTGGTTTATATTGTCCTCCTTCTTGGTGTACTAGAACACCATGTCCCGGATGTGGTAAATATCACGACAATGATTACTTAGGAAAAGTTTACGATATGAAACAAGAAGAGTACGATAAATACTCACATTTATTAGGAGTTAAAGTATGAAGATTGATAAAATAGTATTTTCAACATCAGAAGAATATAGTGGATTTTGGAATTTACAATCCAAAATTTGGAAAGAAATGTTGGGAATAGAACCAGTATGTATTTTGTGGGGTGATATAAAAAATACAGACATGAAAGATACTTATGGTGAAATAATTGAAAAGAAATATAATCACGATTTAGTAAAATCATTTCAATTAACTTGGAGTAAATTTTATCATACACATACAGAACCAGAAACCACATGGATAATTGGTGATATTGATCTATTGCCACTTCAGAGAGAATGGTTTATAGATAAAATAAAAGATTTACCAGACCATGTTTATGCACATTTGGCATATGGTTGTTTAAATGGTGGGTACAGATTTGAGTGCCCTTCTGGAAACCATGCAGGTTTGGTTGCTTATTATCATCTTGCTAAAGGAAAAACATTTACAACTGCTCTTGGTTTAGATGAATGTTCATTTGAAGAACAAGTTAAGAGAGTAATATATGATCCAGAGAGAAGATTTGGTAGAGAAACTACCAAAGAAAGATTAGAAGAATATTTAAGTAATGACATAAAGGATTTTCGCGTTCCAGAAAATGACATGAATGAATTACAATATTGGTTAGCCGATGAGAGGTATAGTTCTTGGAGACTACGAAGAGCAATTGGTTTGGGACTCCCAGATAATCCAAATATGGATTTGAATAACCCGAACGCAAAAGAATATCCAACATACAATAGCATACCCTACGAGAAGGGCGGTAGAGTAGAATTTATAAGTCATTCAACTCTTGATACATCAGAAGAGGGAAATAGCATGTCATTAGTTGATAGAATAGACAGGACTGGATTTATTGAAAATCAAAAAACAGGATGTGGACCTGAATATAGATTTAATATGGAAAAATTAAAAAGAAATGAATATGTTGACCTTCATGCATATAGACCGTATAATGAACAAGAAGATTCACTGAAACAAATTATAGAAAACTGCTGGAATGAGTCTTATAAAAAGGAAAACAATAATGAAGATTGATAAAATAGTATTTTCAACATCAGAAGAATATAGTGGATTTTGGAATTTACAATCCAAAATTTGGAAGAAGGCTTTAGGAATTGAACCTGTTTGTTTGTTGTATGGTAAGAAGGAAAATACCGATATGACAGAAGAGTATGGTACGATTATCGAACGAGAGTTTATTGATGATTTACCAAAAGTAATTCAGATAACTTGGTCTAAATTTGATTTTCCAAAAACAGAACCAGACACTACTTGGATGATTGGTGATATTGATATGCTTCCTCTACAAAGGTATTATTTCACCGAAAACATTCAAGATGCTCCTGAAGATTCTTATCTTCATCTTAATCTTGCAGGCATTTCTTTACCCAGAAGAGGAACATTAGACGCATTCTTGACGGAGGGTTCAGAGGTACACCAAAGAGACAAAGGTGTATTTAATGCGGGTGCAGATTTGGCTGGACACTATCATGTTTCAAAGGGTAAGAATTTCAAAAAGATTTTTGACTTAGATAGACCTTACAGGGAACAGATTGAGCATATTACATCGTCTCATCGATACGGTTTAGGTCCAGCGGGCCAGGCCCCAGAACCAGAAGGAATTGATGAAATGATGAATGCAGGAAGTTACTATTGGTGTGCAGAGGAAAGTTATTCTTCTGAAACAATTTATAATGCAATTCAAAGAGGCGACATAGAATTTTATGGTTACTGCTACCACAATTCTCACAACAGAATTGATAGGAGTACATGGAACAATGATATCAAAGATTACTCATACAATAAAGAAAGACTTGAATCTGGAAGAGAAATCGTAGATGTTCATTGCGAAAGACCTTATGAAAAACAAGCAGAAGCATTACATAGAATTGTTGATTTGTCTGGAATTTTTGAGCCTGTTGGAGTTTGAGTGAATAAAATTATTGCTATTTCTGGTAGTTCTGGTGTAGGAAAAACTACTATCTCCAGACTTATCTCCCTCGCACTACCAAACGAAAAAACTTTGGTATTGAGTGGTGATGACCTTCACAGGTGGGAGAGGGGTGATATCAATTGGCAATCATACACTCACTTAAATCCAGAAGCAAATAATCTTTTACTTGGTTTTGAACATCTAAAAACTCTAAAGGGTAATAATAAAATAACAAGGCAATCATACAATCACGACACAGGAAAGTTTGATGACGGTGTAACAGTATATCCTTCAAAGTTTATAGTGTATGAAGGACTCCATGCGTTGTATGATGTCCGCACAAGAGATATTTCTTGGATAAAGATATTTGTCGATACGGACGAAGAACTGAAAAAAGAATGGAAAATGAAAAGGGACACAAAGAAGAGAGGGTATACCAAGAAGCAAGTAGAAGATGCCATTAAAAGAAGAGAGAAAGACGAAAGAAAATATATAAACCCTCAAAAAGACCATGCAGATTTAATCATTCGTTTCAAAAAGAAGAATGAAAAGATTATTCTTGAATGTGAAGTTATAAGTGAACATGCACAAGAGTTGGTACATTTGTTAGAAGATGCTTACACAAAACATTCTACATTTATAGAAGTTTGTAATGAATTATCAAATCAATATGAATTGGTTCAGAGCAGAGGGGGAAATGTTTCCTATAAACTTAATGATAAGTTGATAATCACTTCGTCTGGTTCCAAGATGTCTGATGTTACTTTCTTTGGTGGTAACTGTGTGTGTAATGTTCATTTATTGCCATCTTATTTTGAACATGATGATTTCTATAGGGAGAGATTGTATAAATCAAAACTATTTGAATCATCAGAAAGACCTTCTATGGAGACAGGAGTTCATTGTAATCTAGAAGGTGATATACTCCACACCCATCCAATCTATTTAAATACAATTCTTTCGTGTAAGGAAGCAAAAAGTATCATAGATGAGTTGTTTGGCGAAATAGATTATGAATTCATTCCGTATTGTAGCCCTGGCGTCGAACTAACAAATCTGATTGCAAGTTATAGACAGGCATCAGTTTATTTCCTTGAGAATCATGGACTGGTTGTTTGTTCTGATGATTTGAAGGAAGCATATGAAACGACTAAATATATTAATGATACATGTAAAGATTGGTTGATGAGTAAGTCAGCATCCTTTATTGAATTTAATCATGTGGTAGATAGTTGTTATGGATATGTTTTCCCAGATGCGGTTGCTTTGAGTGATGATAATATGGCAGTGAATTGTTACATCATAAACACGACGAGTGAATTAAACTTAAAGCCTAAGTTTTTAAC